TTACTACATTACTGCAGACTAATTACGGTACTACAGTAACCGCAGTATTGATTCCGGTAAAAGGTACAGCCGTAAGCGCAACTAATCCGCTATACACCGTATCGATCCTTATTAATAATCTAACACCTATTAACGGTGATGTAGCTAGTATTAATAACTCCAGTATTACCTTTACCTGCAACTCAACCGTTGCATACTCAACTACAGGAACCTTCTAAGGAGCAATAATGGCAAAGCTAAAGATAACAAGGGCTAACGGCGAAGTTACCGAACACAAGATTACGCCGGGTGTCGAATATGCTTTTGAGATAAAGTGGCAGGCTGGTATTAGCAAAATGCTGCGCGATCACGAACAACAAACCCATATCTATTGGCTTGCTTGGGAGTGTTTACGTAGGGCCAATATCACCGTGCCACTTTTCGGAGCGGAGTTCATCGATACTTTGGACACCGTAGAAGTACTAGATGACGAAAAAAAATAATTGGGCGTGATTCATTAACTTTCAGTATTGCTGCGCTGAGCGTAGAAACTGGGATTGCGCCCAAGGAGTTTTTAGAAATGGACCCGGAAATGTATGCAGCCATTATCCAGGTCTTACGAGATAGAGCTAAGGAGATAAAAAATGCCAGTAAACGTAACCGGCGTTAAACAACTCCAAAAAGCAATGCGCGATGTGGACCCTAAACTTAATAAAGAAATGGCGAAAAATATCCGGGTACAGATGTTAATCGTACGTAACAAAGCCCGAGGTTATTTACCTGATCAAAGTGAAGTTTTAAGTGGCTGGGCTAGACCTACAGCTTCTACCGGGACTATCGGGTATCGGCCATTTCCGCCGTATGATTACGCAACAGCTAGAGATGGCATAGTTTATTCTGCAGGCAAAAATAAGCGTAATAGATCGGGATTTAGCGCAGCCTTTTATGTAGCTAATACCAAAGCTCCTGGAATGATATTTGAATGGGCCGGTCGCCTAAAACAACCTTCCGGACCTGGATCAATAAACCCTAACGCACCTGAGCAGTTTAACTCGGCTGCTGAAATGTTAGGTACTATGAAAGGCCAAGGTAAACAAAGGGGCCGAGTGGTTTACAGAGCCTGGGATGAAACTAAAAACACTGTTATACCGGCTGTCGTAAATGCCATCGAAACCGTAGCTGTGCAGTTCAAAAAAGACACCGAAATTAAGAAGGTAGCGTAATGGCGAATATTGTCGTATCGGCGGTCAGTACCTTCGACAACAAAGGACTTAAAAAAGGCCAGAAAGAAGTCAGCAAGTTCGAAAAGCAAGTAAAGAGCTTTGCTAAAGTATTCGCTGCTGCTTTTAGCGTTAGGGCATTAACTAACTACAGCAAGAAAGCGGTCCAAGCATTTGCAGCTGATGAAAAAGCGGCCAAGTCGTTAGAGGTTCAATTAAAAAATACCGGGTACCAATTTAGCGCGCCGGCGGTAGAAAATTATATTGCGAACTTACAGAAAACTACCGGAGTGCTTGATGATCAGTTAAGGCCAGCCTTTCAACAACTTTTGACCGTAACTGGATCAATCACTAAAAGCCAGGATGCATTAAGTACTGCGTTAAACGTAAGCGCAGCTACTGGTAAATCTTTAACAGCAGTTACTACAGCCTTAGCGCGTGGTTATGCAGGCAACACCACAGGACTTAGCCGGTTAGGGGCTGGACTAGATAAAACCCTATTGAAGACTGGCGACATGAACAAAATCATGGCTGAATTGAATAAAAAGTTTGCCGGTCAATCTGCAGCTAGATTAACTACCTACGCAGGAAAAATGGATTTATTAGCTGTAGCTGCTGCCAATTCACAAGAAATTATTGGTAAAGGTTTATTAGATGCATTAACTGCTTTAGGTGATGATAAAAGTATTGAAAACGTAACTACTGGCATGGAGAACTTTGCTACAGCTATAAGTGAAGTAGTCGTAGGGTTAGGACAAGTAGGAAGTAAATTAAAAGATTTAGGCAACCTGCCTGGCGGTGGCAGCATATTTGATGTTAGAAATATTCCGGTTATTGGTGCCTATATTGGTGGTTTAAGAAGTATTGGTCGAAGCGCTATGCCGCAGCAGGATCGTGGCGGTCAAGAAAGAACATCCGCCAGAGTTGCAGCTCAGCAAAGAAAACTAGAAGCACAAGCTATAAAAAATAGCGTTACGTTACGTAAGGCAGAAAACGATCAGTTAAAAAAGAAGTCAGCCGTAGATCAGTTAAGAGACAAATTTGATTTAGAGCGCATAGGATTAACGGCCGCTTTAAACTCTGCAACAGATGAAGAAATTAAATTACGCCTGCGCGCCCAGTTAGCAATACTTGATAATAATGAGGCTTTGGCTAAAAAGTATTTAGCTGAAATGGAAGCCACCAATAAATTAAAAGAATTTACAGATGCGCTAGCAGCCAGTACTAATAAATACGACGCTATGATCAGCGGTTTAATTGCACAATTTAGAGCGCTAGGTTTATCACTACAAGAATCTATGGCTTTGGCTGGCATGTCGGCCCGGTACCAAGCCCAAGCCGATGCCTTCGCAGGCGGCGGTCCAGGAGCAGCGCCTTTATCTACAGATCCTTATGATGTTTTAATTAGAAAACTGGCACCGGAATTAAATTCTCGTTACGGTTTAGAACCTCAAGAAGCCATTTCACTGGCTACCATGTCTGCTAGATACCAGGCTCAGGCGGACGCAATAACTTTAAGAATAGATGCTTCAGGCGACAAAATGAGCCAGGCTATAGCTGAAAGCATTCAGTTAGCGCAAAGAACCGGTTACAGCACATCGGCCGCTGGAAGTTTGCCATAATGTCAGTACCTACCGTAAACGCAGTTATTAATTTCAGTACCGGGCCTAGTTTTGCCCAAGCTATGATTTTGGACCAAGGTATCCTGGGTACTAACATTCTGGCCGATGGTGCTGCTGTAGTCGTAGACGTATCAAATCAAATTAACAGAATAGAAACTAGACGAGGCCGAACAGCTCTAAGCGATACCTTTCAGACCGGATCTTTAACTTTACGCATAATCGATCAAAATGGCGATTTCAATCCACAGAATCCAGCCGGGCCATATTACGAGCTACTGACGCCAATGAAAAAGGTTCAAATCTCAGCTACTTATTTAGGCGTTACCTACCCTATATTTTCAGGCTTCATAACCAGTTATGTAACTACCTACCCGAAAGAGGCCGACAGCGACGTCGCTATTACCACTATACAGGCCGTAGACGCCTTCAGGTTAGCCCAGAATGCGCAAATCAGTACGGTTACAGGGGCAACGGCCGGCGACCTATCAGGAACCCGAATAAACGAGATTTTAGACCAAATCAACTGGCCAGCCAGTATGCGCGATGTCGATGCCGGATTGACGACAATGCAGGCAGACCCAGGTACCAACCGGACAGCCCTAGCAGCAATGCAGACCGTTACAGATTCCGAGTACGGTGCCTTATATGTGGATGCAACAGGCTCCTTTGTATTTCAGGATCGGGATGTAACAGTCGGCTCGATAGCTGCTACTCCGACCCTATTTGCAGACAATGGCACTGGTATCCCTTATCAGGATGCAGCCTGGATTTTGAACGATGTTTTAGTTTTTAATAAGGCAACTATCACTAGGGTCGGTGGTTCTCCTCAGGTGGCTACGAACCAGGCTAGTATTGATAAATATTTCGTTCATAGCTACTTTTTAGACAACCTGCTTATGCAGACTGACGCTGTAGCTGATGATTACGCAAAGGCCTACGTGGCAAGCCGGGCTGAAACCTCTATTAGATGCGACGCAATAATCCTGGACCTTTATACCCCTAATTACAATGCCGGTATAATTGCAGCCTTAGACTTAGATTTCTTTGATCCGATTACAGTAATAACTACCCAGCCTGGCGGATCTACATTAGAAAAGACCTTACAAATATTCGGGGTTCAAAACACCATTACACCGAACAGCTTTAAGGTTACATACACTACGCTGGAGCCTGTGATAGATGGTTTTATTCTCGGCTACAGCAAGCTCGATCAAGGCGTACTATCTTACTAAGGAGAAATTATGGCAACCTGGCCCGGCGTTACCGGCGACGTAGTTACAAGTTCGATGTGGAATGGTCTACCGACTTTTACTGTAGCTACTGATAAAACAACCGATTACACAGCTGCAAGCGGTGATGAATATCAGCAATTAATACCAATGAATAAAGCTACTGCGGTGGCATTTAAACTTCCAACTAACGCGACGTATGCATTCCCTACTGGCACTGCTATAACTGTGCTTAACAAAGGAGCCGGGTTATGCACTATCAGCGCAGTAACTTCGGGAACCACTACAATTTTAAGTGCTGGTGCTGTAGCTGCTCAACCTACATTAGCTCAATACAAAACAGCAGTTTGCATTAAAACTGCTACTGATACTTGGTATGTGGTAGGCGGAATTGCTTAATACAATCCTTGGCAGTTTATCTGCTGGCGCAGGTGCGGCTACTAGTTATGAGTCTATTGCTACTGTAACTGTTGGCGCTGGCGGTGCTGCAAGTATAGAATTTACATCTATTCCTTCTACCTATACTCATTTACAAATTAGAGGTATTGGTACTTGCACTAGAAATATCGGTACAATGGATTTGAACATAACTTTTAATTCTGACACAGGTGCTAATTATTCAAGGCATCAATTAAAAGGTGATGGTGCTAGTGCTACTGCAGCAGGTTCAGCAAACTTATCAGATATGCAAATGAACAGCCCAATACCAAATTCTACAAATACTAGTATATATGCAGGGTTAGTGTTAGATATTTTAGATTATACAAATACTAATAAATACAAAACTATGAGAATTTTAGTGGGGTCTGATCTTAATGGTTCAGGTCAAATTATACTTGGTTCAGGTAATTGGAGAAATACAAATGCTGTTACTTCTGTCAAATTTACTCCTGAAACATTTAACTGGGCTCAGTATTCCCAATTCGCCCTATACGGAATTAAAGGTGCATAATGACAGCAACCTATGAAAAGATAGCGACAACTACTTTAGGTAGTGCCGTTGCATCTTATGAATTTACTTCTATTACTGGTTCTTATACTGATTTAGTTTTAGTTATTAACGGCTCGGCTTCAGTATTAGATAGAAGTA